AATTCCCTTCTTGGCATATTCATTCCAGCAACCCGGTTTGTATGATGTAATTACTTTTATCTTCATGCAAATATTTAATCTATGTGCTGTATCAAGTCTGCAACATTGACTTGGAAATTTATTGCATCTGATTTCTTTTTTAGACCTGCGGGTTTTTTATCTCCCTCCATTGGTATAGGCACAGTCTTTGACAAATACAATTTATGCTCTAAATCTAAATGGTGGGATAGCACAGGATACACTCTTTTTTTGTGAATCTGTTTAGGATCTAGTATCTCCACCACTTTTGTTCCTGGCTTGCACCAAAGTAAGTTGACCAATCCTGCACCGTGAGCCGCAACAATGTGTGTTGCTTCGGCAAACGTTTTCATTTGTTCCTTGATGCTCATGTTCTCAAGAGCAACTGCTTCGTACCCCTTCAACGCCAGTATTAATTCGTCGGAGTTTTTTATCTTTCTTGTCTTTGCCTCTGGACGAAGTACTACAATTTTTCTATGTGGTTCCTTTTCCTTAAGACCAATAAGACCTTTGAAGTGTCTCAACCATGGTGCTAGATGTGGAGTAATTATACCGTCATGTGAATTACTTAGGCTTGGAACCAATAGATGTTTGAACTGCCAAGTTTCGTTTTTTGGTATGACAAGAATTTTTATTTCCGGAAACAACTCTTCGATTACTTTTTTAAAATACTTACTTTCGTTTGCCAACACATAGCAGTATCTTGTAAAGTCCGACGACCATCTCTTCTCCATTAATCTAAATTTGCTTATCACATCTATCCATATATGCCATGGATTGTTAGCACTGTGTTCATCTATAGGTAGCCATACATAATGATATTTTTCGTGGAAGTGCTGGCTGACAGGTGGCAAGTTGACCTTGAATTCTTCACCCCACTCCCGCCATAGATTGTGCGACTTCTGTGGTTTGTATTTGCTGAGATGAGTAAGACCCCATATATAATTGGTTATTAATTTCTGTTGATAGGTAACAAGTAACGGACAACCATGTACTTTGCATTCATCAAATTCAGCAACAAATGTTGGTAAACTTGTGAAATGAGGATCAACATCCTTATGGTAAGGAACAGTGTAATCGTAACCAGGGTCTACTGTCTCCCATCTATCTAAAAAATATTTGATTGAATCTATGTTTTTCATGTTTGCATTTTGTGAATAACTACACTATAATTATAGAACTATGCTTACTAAACTATTCATTAATGGTTGTTCTTTCCTTACCACTAGGCCACGTGACGATGTCCACACACATTGCGGAAATGAACTTGCCAAGTTAATGGGATTGGATGTTGCGGTCAATCTTGCCAATGGAGGCCGTGGTTCAAAAAGGATGATGTGGACCACACGTGTTTGGTGTGAAAAGTTTCCAGAGCAGGCAAAAGAATCTTTCTTTCTGATAGGATCCAGCGGAGGACACAGATTTGATTATCCTACCAATGATGGGTACAAGGCACACAAGTTTCCAACAATGCAAACGACTTGGAAAACATGGGATCCAAACAGAGATGATAACACACGTTCGTTCATAAAGTATTTGTTCAGATCAGGAGCAGACTTGGACCAAATGACGCAAGTTGAATCCATATTAGCACTACTTGACTTGCAAGATTATTTTGAAAACAGAAAATATCCGTACGTGTTTTACAACACACTGTCTGATGCAAAAATCACAAATGCTGATGTGCAGTTGTTGTTTGATAAGATAGATAAGAAAAGATTTTTCAGACCAGAAACAAGTCATCTCGATTACACAAGAGAAAATAACCAACAATGCAAACCTGGTGACGAACATCCTAACGTTGAAGGACATAAGGAATGGGCAGGACATTTAAAAGAGTTTATTGATGCTAACAATCTACGCACCATTTAATAATAAAAACAGCAAAGCATACGAAGTTTTTGCCGGAGTACAGAAATCGTGGCCTGAACAAACAAAACTGCTAGACAATCAAACGGAAATAGAGCCTGTTGCAAATTCTATGTTTTGGGGACTTGTTGGCAATAATAAATCTATGATTAAAAAACTTGAAGCACGTAAGCATCAGTTTTGGTTTACAGATACTCCTTACTTTGGAAGATTTGATAACAATAATTTAAAACCTGACAATCATTATTGGCGTATTTGTAAAAATAAAATTCATGCATCGTATATTAAGATGTGTAAATCTGATAGATTTGATAAATTTGGAATTAAAATTAAAGCACCTAACTTTAAAGGTAGTTATGTATTAGTGTGTCCTAGTTCGGCAGGTATACACGATTATTTAGATAAACCAAATTGGACAAACGACATTGTATCACAAATTAAAAGGTACACAGATAGACCAATAAAAATTCGACACAAACCACGTGGCAGGGGAACATCCGGACCAAGTGAGGCAACAGTTCCTTTATCTGAGGACCTTAAAGACGCTTGGGTATGTGTAACAAGTTGTTCTATTGCGGCAGTAGAAGCACAATGTATGGGCATACCTGTAATATGTGATGAAAAAAGTTTTGCTAAAGAAGTTGGAGGACAAGAACTTGCAGACATTGAAAATCCTTACTTTGTTGGTTGTGAGGATTGGCTGTACAGTTTGGCCTATCAACAATTCACACCAGAAGAAATTGCCAACGGAAAAGCAGTAGAGATATTAATGGATAAAGGATTATTGTGAAGATAGAAAAAGTAAATGACTTTTGGGTTCCATCAAATGACGTACACATTGAACAATGGAAATCCGGTTCACCATTTACACAGAATAAGTGTTTGAATAAATTTATAAAATACTGCGAATCGCAAACTAAAAAAATGAAAACAGTTATAGATGTCGGTGCTTGGTGTGGCACGTGGGCCAAAGCAATTGAACCATTTGCTAAAAAAGTAATTGCATTTGAACCAGACAAAATACATTTTGAATGTTTGCAACGTAATTGTACTATAAATTGTACTCCGAGAATGGAGGCTGTTGGATCAGAAATAAAATGGATATCGTTAACCGAAGATGACTTCACACAGGCAAAGCGGGTTGACCAACAAGGCGATATAAGAATGACTACTATTGACAGTATGGAGTATCAAGATGTTGATATGATAAAGATTGATGTGGAAGGGTACGAAATGGAAGTACTTAAAGGTGCAACAAAGACATTAGAAAGTGTACAATATCTAATGATAGAATTAAACAATAACACTAAAAAATATGGTAGTAGTAACAGAGAAGTAGAAAAACATATAGAGTCTTTAGGCTTTAAAGTTCTCATGGAACACTGGCCAGACAAAGTTTTTTACCGTGCATAACTTAAATTAAATACTCAAAATGAAAATTTTTATAACAGGTGTCGCAGGATTTTTAGGTTCTCATCTAGCAGATTTAATGATATCAGAAGGTCATACAGTGGCCGGCAATGACAACATGATTGGTGGCTACACTGATAACGTTCCCCAAAATGTAGAGTTCCATCAAGTGGATTGTTGCGATTTAGAAAACATGACTAAGGCCATGGAAGGCTGTGACATAGTTTATCATACTGCCGCTACGGCTTACGAAGGCCTATCAGTATTTTCTCCTGTACTTGTTACGAGAAATATATTTGAAGCGTCAGTTACAACTATTACAGCGGCAATAAGAAACAAAGTCAAACGTATTGTGTATTGTTCAAGCATGGCAAGGTATGGACATCATGATGAGATGCCTTACAAAGAAACTTACGAATGTCGTCCCCAAGATCCATACGGTATTGCAAAGAAAGCCGGAGAAGATGTGCTTAAAAATTTATGTGAAACGCACGGAGTTGAATATGTTATTGCTGTTCCACACAACATTGTTGGACCGAGACAGAAGTATGATGATCCTTTTAGAAACGTTATGTCTATTATGTTGAATAGAATGTTACAGGGTAAGCAACCAATCATATACGGAGATGGAAAGCAACAACGATGTTTCAGTTATATAGATGATTGTTTGTATTGTTTGAATGCACTTGCGTTCCAAGACAATGTAGTTGGTGAAGTAATTAACATTGGACCAGACGAAGAACCGATAACAATCAATGAGTTAGCAGAAGCCTGTGCTAATGAAACAGGACTTAATTTAGATCCAATACATCACAAAGACAGACCCAAAGAAGTTAAACTGGCAGTGTGTTCATCAGACAAAGCAAGAGACTTATTAGGTTATAACACAGCAACCAATATGCGACAGTCAGTTAAAAAGACAGCAGAATACATAAGAACAAGAGGCACAAAAAAGTTCCAATACCATTTACCGCTAGAGATAGTAAATGACATTACCCCAGACACTTGGAAGAAAAAACTTATATGATCTCCTTTTGTTGCCCATCTAGAGGCAGGCCCGAACTTGCAAAAAGGTTAGTTGACACAGCAAGAGAAACACAAAAAGGGAACACCGAATTTTTATTCTATCTTAACGACGACGATCAAAGACTAGAAGAGTACAAAGATTTACTAGATGAACAACACTACACAATTGGACCAAACCAATCCACTTGTTACAGTTGGAACTTAATGGCAGAGAAGGCAACCAATGACATAGTGATGCTTATGGGTGATGATGTGCAAGTTGATACAAAAAATTGGGATCAACTTATTTGCGACGAATTCAACAAATACGATGATAGAATTCTCATGGTAGTGCCCAGTGACGGAAGATCTAAGGGAAACAAAAATCTTTCAACTAAACCAACACTGTGGCCGGACGAATCCTTACCAGCACCACATTTTGCCGTGCATAAGAATTGGATAACCACGTTAGGATACCTTGCTCCTCCGTTCTTTTGGCATTGGCATGTCGATACCTACACCCAGAAAGTTGCACGAAAGTTAGGTCGATGTCTGTACCTACCAACAGTGACATTCAAGGCAAAGAAGATAATGAATGATAATGCCGCGAATCAAATACGTAAGAATCTAAATATAAATTTTAGGGATAACTTTGTCTGGACGAAAGTAAGGGATAGACATTTACAGGCAGATGTGAATTTATTAAAGGAAAAAATCAGCGTTACTTCCTAAAAGAAATTATTTTTGAACGAGCATTTACAAGAAATATATTCAATGTTATTCGTTGTTGTGTTTGGTCACTTTCATAACTGTGCCATGTTTTATTCTGCTGTCCACAAAACATAAAAGTATTATTAGGTTTCCATTCTGCTTCTTTTACAAAAGTATTTTTGTCCTGTTCGGTGTACATTTTTGTCCCAACATTCTCTTCAGGTGTGATGTACGTTACACTACTCCATATTTTTTCAAGCCCTTCCATATGTATGTAGAACTTGTAAGGCAACGGTGGAGTAATAGAAATATGGCAATTGACATCTAGTTTATCAAACCATCTATGATTCGGATATTGTTCACACAACTCTCTTGCATTACTCAAACATTTTTGACTGATGTCATATAGTTGATCATAGAATTTTATATTATGGTCAGCAAAATCATATGGATGTATGGCAACTAGTTTGTCTTTGGGTACATTGATGTTGCGACACTGCTCCTGCAGTTTAAGGAATTCGTCTTGTGGTAACGTATTTTCGATATATTGATGAGGCCACGGATTATTGATTGTTGTGCTGTCTAAACATTTACTTACAAAGTGATCTCCAATCATCTCATACTCCCTATCCTGTTTATTGTGTCCTGTTGCATAGAGTTAAGTTTAGCCGCCATTCCAGACGTCCATTTGCCATTGAACTTTGCTCTACTACAAGTATTACATATCAAATTCTTTTTTGCTTCGGAATATTTTTTGTCATATATTATTTCGTGTTCTTTTTGCATATTGTTCCATGCCGCTTCAATGCCAATTTCAAAAATGTTTCCATAGTTTGTTTTTCCTTCCGCATCGTCACAACACAAAACCGCTTGGCCGTTTACTAATACTTCCATTTTCCTCATAATAGTACCGGACCCCATGGCACATCCTTGCATGTAGTTGTTTTTATCAATTACAGCATTATAGGGTTTGGTCCAGTCGCCGTCGCCATCTCCCATCCTGTTTTCAACCCAATTCTTTTTAGACTTTACCCTGCCTAGTATTACATTTTGGTATTCAGCGATTGTAGAGGCACTAGCAGTCGCTGATTGATCTTTGTGTTTTACGCCTATGGCAATTTTCTTTGACAATCTAGGATAATTCTCTTTCACAAAATTCAAACTTTTAAGTGTCTTATCTTTTTTTATCTTCATGAAATCCCACAGTTCTGCCGCAGTGTGTCCGATTACACTCATGTGAATATTACCTAGGAGGTGTGTGTATTTGTCTAATATCTCACACTGTTTCTTTGTAAAGGATACTCCGTTAGTACATAGTCCAATTTTAATCTTGTAATAATCACACAGTTCCATTATGTATTCTAGGTTAGGTTGCACAAGTGGATCACTGTATCTCCATGGTGAGACAGAACAGGTGTAATCTGCTACTTTGTATTTCTTTATCAGTGATCCATAATCGTGTAGAAAACTTCCTAACTGTTCTTTTGTCATTAGTTTACCGTGATATGTTTTGTCTTCACTCAGTGTTGTGTAAGGACAACAGTAACATTTTGCATTACAGAGATTGATTGGTTCGAATGCAATCGCTGTGGGTAATGGGATCGTTTTATACATTATCTTTCACCATTATGTAATCTTGATTGAATATTTTGTCTATACCTTTACAGGTGTAACCCCATGATTCAAGTAGTGCTTTTGAATCTGTGTCGCCTTTGTTTTGTTCTACTACAATTACAGGCCAATATGCTTTGATTGTGTTTTCAGAACCTTGTATTGCTCTTAGTTCGTAACCTTCTATATCATATTTTATAAATGTGATATTTTCAAACTTAAATGAGTCTAATGTTTTCATTGGTACAGCCACATCTCCGTCATCTTTGATCCGGCCAACTTTGTTGCTTGTTGTGTACGTTGTACCTTCTACTTCTCCAATCCCACACACGTGATAGGTAAATTTAGTCATGTCTACAACATTATTTTTAAACATATTTTTCTTGTCTCTGAAATCAAAGCAGTGTATGTGAGCAAAATAATTCTCCATTTCTCTTGCGAAACCGCCTTCTCTACAGCCAACATCTATACCTATTCCTTTTTCTTTGATGTAAGGTTTGGCTAAATCAAAGGTGTGATTCCATCCTTTGATCTTCTTAGGAATTTCATTTGCGGATCCTAATATATCAAGCATTCCACTTTTTGAATAATTCAGGATTGTGTTTTTCTGCATATTCTTTCAACCATTCTTCGAGTTGAGGCCCTGGTAATGGTGCAGGTGTAAGCCATTCCTGTACTCCATGAGTTGACGCCCACTTACCACTTGGTAATTGATATGCATTGTGTTCAGGTTCTTCGACATGTCTACCAACATGGTATCTCCTTGTTCCAGGTCCGTATGGTTTGATCTCAGATTGCACGACGATTAATCCTAACTCCTCGATCCACGCGAGCATTCTTTCTTTGTGTCTTGCCATAACTGTACTTATCTTGTTTTAGGGGTGTGTTTTACGCACTGAAAAGGTTGATCAGTTCTTTCTTCCAATCGTCGCCATATTCACAATCTCGGTAACCATCAAACCATGGTCCGCCTTCTGTGTAGTGTAGTATCTTAGGTGTACCATCTCTTGGCTCCTTGTACCAACCTACCAACCAGTTGTACTCTAATGGCAAGGATCCAATTTCATTATCATCTAACCAATTGAATCTATGTAGGAATTTTGCTTCTTTTTTGTTTAAAAGATCCGGTGTTAATATTTTGTTTTTTGGATGTTCGCAATTCCAAAGCACCATACTTGACCAATTTTTCCTTGGATACACAGTTTGTGTTTGACCGTCCATCTTCGTTGTTTCTTTTGGTGTGTAATCGTGCTGTACAACTACAACTGCTTTTGATGAATCACAATATTTCGTAAGTTCGTGTGACGGAATCTTCCAAAGAAAATCACAATCACAGAATACTGCCCACCCTTTGAAGTCGTTCATGTAAGGGACAAAGAATCTAGTAAATGTGAATTCTGTAGATGCAAGTTTATCCACAGGCCTTGTATACAGTCCTTGGTCTCGCATCTGTTTTTGTTTAAGGGGAATAACTTCTGCTGATGGATCTCTACGCTTGATACTGTGTTCACACACTTGGTATGCTATGTCTTCTCTGCTGTCGTGCCCTACGTATATTTTCATTTTCTTCCTGAAACTATTTGGTGTATGTCTTTCCAATTACTTACACGTATAATGTCAGGATGATTGAAGTCTTGATTGTATGGGTGGTCAATTAATATAGGCTTTAAACCGTATTTGAGCCCGGCTACAGCGTTCTTTGGCTTGTCTTCGACCCAATATAGTCTGGTATCATGAAACTCCGCTAATGCACTGTCTTTGTCAGCACCTGTGCCTAGTATATGGTAATTTGTGAATACATGATCGCCAAATAGTTCTCCCATTCTTCTTTTACGCAACTGTTGTGCAGGTATATCTGATGTCTGAGATGTAATGGGTATGAATGTCCATCCCTCCGCGGCCATAAGTTTTACCCAAGTTTGAGATTCAAGCATAGGTCTTTGTGTGCCCATCCATGCACTCCTATTAAATTCTCTAATCTCTTTACGAATTTCTTTTATAGTTAATCCAAAACGTTCTGCCATCTCGTATGTGTTTTGTTTATCGGGTAATAGTTTGTATGGGTGATACCTAGCACCTCTATCGTCAAACAGTGTCCGTTGTAACATCCACTTTGTGAAATGGTGTTCCCATTCTAAAAGTACGCCGTCTACGTCTGTTAAGATTATTCTATTATTTGATGTCGGCATCTTCCATTCCTGCTACTCTCAATTTAACAATGTTTGTTATTTGCCATTGTTTTTGATCTAAACCTTTGGTGATGCCTAACCATTGATTCCTTATCAATGCAAAGTCATTTATAATTTTATCCATGTCAACGACATCATCTTCGCCGTCCACATACTTCTCTGCATCTCTACTTGATAACGCCCTGTTATAGTTTTCTAGATATTTTCTGAAAGTTTTGGATCTTAATCTTCTTAATTCTATGTTTAGATATTCTAGTATTGCTTCTAGTTGTTGTAGTTGGCTAAATCTTTCTTCTACTATACCAGGCAATGCCGCACTGGCTCTTTCCAAATTACCATGTATCTTACACTGCTTTCTGGCTTCTAGTAATTCCTTATCAAAGTATGCTACACAGTTTGGTATCTTGTCTAGGTTTCTGCTAACTTCGTTGTACCAATTAATCATCGTCGCCGTATCCGTCTGACTCTTCTTCATCTTCGAACACAGTGTTGATGGCTTCTTCTAACTTGGGATCGTATTCGGCTGACGCTTTTATTTCGTCAACTTCAACACCTATGTCTTCTAGACTTTTAATAAAATCTATAGCACAGTCCAGTTTTTGTCTTTCTGGAACATAATGCATAATGGCATTCCACAATCGTTCTATATCTTCGTGTGTGAAATCTATCATTTTATTCTTTTTCTTCTTCTGTTGATTCAGCAGGTGCAACTTCTTCAAAGTTTGCCATTATCATATCTAATTTATCACCTGTCCATTGTTTTCTAAAGTCTATGTGTTCTTTTCCTTGTGGATCAACGTATTTTAATCTATTTCCTGTTTGTACTAGTAAACCTTTTTTCTCAAACAAGTCAACAAGTCCACTATATGGATCCATTCCTGTGTCATATGGAATCTTGACTTGCACACCTTCAAACGGTTTAGCATATCTGGTTTTCATAACTTTACAAGCGGCCCGGATACCTCTTACGTCAGTAACCTTATTGCCTTTTTCATCTTCTTTTAGTTTTAATTTCTTCATTGCAACAACAATACTTGATGCATAGATAAATCCTTGTCCACCTGATATCTTATCATCAGGATCAAACATATCTTGTGATGCGTATGTGTGATTGGTTGCTATAAGTCCTACGTTCCAACTACCAAACATATTAACACAGTTTCTTACAAGTGCCGTTAATGCCTTAGGTTTTCTACCCAAGTCACCTTTCATGTCGCCTGCTTCAAACTGATTAACGTCAGTTGGAGTTAACATCATACCCAAACTGTCTATAACAAATAGCACTTTAGGTGCACCTTCTTTGTTATCTGCGTGTTGGTCTTTGTAACCTTTCATAAACTCTGAAACAGTTTTTGCTACATCGTCGACCATCGACATACTTAATTTTAAAAGTTTGTCTTCTGATGTATCTACCTTTAATGCTTGTAGCCATTGTTCATCTAATGCGTTCTCTGTGTCAATTAGTATAACAAATATACCTTGATCCTGTGCATTCTTAATAATGTTTCCTGATGCTATGTAAGATTTACCTGCCCCTGATTCACCTGCAAGTACTGTTACTTTGCCTAACGGAATTCCTTTGTTAAAGTCACTAGTCATCAAATAATTTAATGCATAGTTTCCTGTTGATATCCAATCTGTT